TGCATGTGCCGTGGGGAGTCATGTCGGGTCCGAGGTGGGCTCGGATGTGGGCGCCTGCTCGCACACCTGGGCGCCGGCGACGATGTCGGAGGTGCCGTCGGTCCAGGAGACGACGAGGTCGCCGCCGGAGCAGAACAGCGAGCTGATACCGCGCCCCGGCTGCCCCGGTTTCCCGTCCACCCCGCTGGTGCCACTGGTCCCGCTGGTGCCGGGCGCACCTGCCGGTCCGGGGATGGTGGAGTCCGCGCCGGGCGCACCGGAGGCCCCCGGTTCGCCAGTCGCATCACGTCCCGGCTGCCCGGAGGCCCCGGCACTGCCTGCCGCCCCCGCTTTCCCGGTGGCGTCCCTACCCGGCTGCCCGCTGGCACCAGACGGACCGGCGGGTCCTGGCAGCCCCTGAGCACCGGCTTTCCCGGCGGCGGTGACCTGCGCGGATGCTGAGCTGGCAGCAGCGCACAATCCCGCTTTCCGCAGCGACCGGCCCTCGTCGGTGTCGAGTCGGCAGGCGGCCTGCACGCGGGCGGCCAGTCCCTGCGCGACTTCCGCGTTCTTGGAGGCCTCGCCCGTGGCGTGATTGCGCTGCCCGACGACCGTCCCGGACCACATGCCGCCGACCCCCACGACGACGACCAGGGCAATGAGGATGACGGTCTGCCAGAAGCTCAGCCGCTCGGCACGGAGGCGCTGTTTCCTCTCAGTGTTCAGGAGGTTCGTCGTCTGAGGCATCGCTATCATCTGTCCTGGTTGCGCCGATTAATGCAAGTTCAGCAGCGAAAAGCCCGGCCACTTCCTCGTCGGACCGACTATTGGCAGCTCGAAGCGTGTTGCATCCCCGGTGGCATAAGCGCAGGTTTGACGGATCGCTAGTGCCACCAGCAGATACGGGGATGATGTGATCTATCGATGGGCCTTCGATGAATGTCGACGCATTCCTATCAACTTTGCCTCCGCATATCTGGCACGTCCAATTATCGCGCCTATAGATAGCTTCGCGACCAGAATGTGAGATCCAATACCCACGTCGATTATGAGGTCTGCAACTGTCACTGCAATACTTCGCAGCCGGGTTGCCGCTGAATTCTTTCCCACACTCTATGCACGTCCTTGTGCAGGAGTTGAAGCCTTTTTGCCTCACGTACGAGTCGTCAGACTGGTTTGCCGTTCCCCACTTCGCGATCCTGTAGTAGCACGTCTGGCACTTGCCGCCACCACGGGTCAAGTTTTGGCAACCTGGTGTAGTGCAAGGCTTCCCGCTTGTTCGACGCTTCCGGTTCTGGCGCGGGAGATCGTACGAACCATGCTTCCTCATCCTATTGCGATGCAACTTACATTCGCCCATCGTGAGTGCTGGTCTTTTGCAACCAGGTGCAATGCATTCAAGGGAACTCATTGGAGAACGAACCGAAAGCGTTGTTTTACCTCGACGCCGGACCCTGTCGTAATGGACTTGGCACATACCTTTGCATTTAGCAATCGATGTGCAATCGTCAACTGAGCATAGCGGCTTGCACGACTCTGAGCAGTACTGGTGCCCGCGCATTCCGTAGAATCTTTTACCGCACCCTCTGCACTTAGTCCCATTGTCCATCCCACACATCCTTAATCGTCACCGTTGTTCTGCTGGGTCATCCAATCCGGGAGTGGGGGGAGGTGGAAGACTGGCGTGTCGGGCGGCAGCGAGTCATTAAAGAGCCTCAGCTGATGTCGCGCGTGGTAGACCCAGCTCTCCAGCGAATCGACCCGCGCGGATGCCCTGCGCTCCTCGCGGCGGCTCCTGCCCCCCGCCCCCACGAGAGTCCCCACGAGCGTCACCACGGCGGTGATGGCTGCGACGAGGACGGTCGACCATTCCGGCGTCATGCCGTCCCCCTGTCAGTCGGTGAGTCCGCGGTCGCTCCACATGTGCGCCACGATCACCGACAGCGGCACGCACACCGCCAGCGCGAGCAGCGGGGCGACGAGCGAGACGGGCGGGCGGGTGTCGATGGACCATGCCAGATCCGACGCCCCCCAGATCAGCCACGCGGCGGCGGATAGCCACGACCCGATGACCCCGGGGAGCCACCGTCGGCGTCGCGCGAGCCCCCACGCCAGCAGCAGCACGGCCACGGCGTGGCAGGCGATCCACCACCAGTCATCGGCCATCGGAGCGGGCCACCATGCGTGGACCGGTGGCCGGGACGGTGCGGCACGTCCGATCCACTGGAGACCCAGCATGACGGCCTGCGCGACGATCAGCACCCACGTGAGATCGCGGAGGCGACGCTCATGGGTGGTCATTTCGTCACCGTCACCCGGAAAGCACCGGGGGCCCCGTCGGTGATGGAGAAGCACCCCGCGTATTTCGCGTCCTGGCCGGTGCGAAGCCCGAATGTGAGGCCGAGATATGCGCCGGACTGAATGTTGGACCATGCCCCGGACGGCAGCTGATTCCATCGCACCGCCCCCTTGGGGAGATTCCGGAGGTCGAAATCGCCAGACCCGACCGGGCCTGTCGGGCTGGTGGACTGCGCATGCCACGAGAGACGTGGCACGAATCCGCTGGCATTCATGCAATCGTAGGAATTGGTCCACAGCGACACGTCCGAAATCTTTTGCGCCCCAGCCATGAATGCGCGCATCGCGTCGGGGAATTTCACCATGGTGTACCACATGCCGCCCGGATGCCCGACACCCAGCGCGCGCGTGGCGTATCCCTGCTGTGGCGTGACGACGCCCGGCTGTGAAGTGCCGTTGCGCCACACGGTCGTCCACTCGGGCTGGAAGTACTGCGTCACCGTGGTGACAGCGCCGGACCCGAAATTGCCGTCGGCGAAGACGCCCTTATAGCGCGACCCCATATCCGTGATCTCGAAATACCCGGTGTTCTTGTGGAGGGTCGACACTCCCTTGTATTGCAGCAGCGCAGACAGGCCGATTCTCACAGCGGTCGGCTGGGTGATGCCGAGGCTGTCCGGCGTCCACGGCATGGAATACATGACGGGCGCGGCGGGATTGGTTGGGTCTGCGTATGCAAGCGGCGGGAAGATCCCGTTACCAAGGCTCTGCGATGACACGGTCGGCTGAGGTGCCGTGCTTGCCCCATCCTCACCGGCACTAATCCGGAAATAGGGGATAAAGCGGCTCCCCGCCGGGATATCACACGACGCATTGAAAGTGATCTTATATTTTCGTCCTGGGATGGCCGTGAATTGCACGTCGCAGATAATCTTCTCGGTCTGCCCGATCGGCCCGGCATCTGCGGTGAAAATGTGACCTGCCGTGTACCCCCAGCTCATGGCGTCGATCAGGCCGCGCACATCATCGCCGTCCAGCAGCACCTGAGGGGTCTGCACAGACGATCCGACGACCACGCCGTCCTGATCAATCCCGCCCCGCAGCACACCATCAGTCCCGAAAATCTGGAGCTGGTCGCGGTCGCCACCCAGAATGGTCGTGGCGACGGCCCCGCCCTCTCCGTCGTCCTTGTAGACGGTGAATGACGCGTCGTCCATCTCGGCGCGTGGCAGCGAGTGGGTGTCGGGGACGGCCACCTTCGTCCCCTCAACGACGGCCCGCTTCCCCGGCACGTCGGAGACGGTCCACACCCCGGCGACGCGGGCGAGCTGCACCGTCTCACCCATCCCCGGCTCGCGCACCCCGTCGACCAGGAGGGGGCGCAGTGAGTGAGGCACCACGGCCGGGATCGTCTCCCCGTCACCAAGGTCCACCATGGCTGTCACGTCCAGCCGCTCAGGCCACACGTCGAGGCGCACCTCGGCCGGGATCACATCCCCGGTCTCAGGATCGGTGAAGGCGGTGGGCCACTCGGCGGGGGCGGCGTCGGCCATCGTCACCGTGTCCGGGGCATCATCCGTGGCGCCATCAGTCACGGCGGTGTAGGCGTAGGTCGTCTGGCCGCCGTCGGGGCTGAGCGTGCCTCCCTCGCGGTCCAGATCGGCCGCATTCACCACCGACATCTGAGTGCCGGTCCACGACGTCGCGATCACCCCGCGACGCTCCGACTGCACGGCCGTCACCGTGCCCACCTGCTGAGCCATCAGCGAGTCCTTCCCTTAGCGGCGTACTTGATCTTCGGCCTGATCTGCGCATTGCGACCGTGGCTCATGGCCTGACTGGCCCCGAGTGGGATCGTGAATTTGGTGACCTGCAAATCCCACTCCCACGTGTCGGCCACCACACGGATCACGTCGCGTGGCTCCAGATGCGGCACGATCAGCGACTCGAACTCCACCGAGACGGCCGCATGCATGAGGCTGTCCAGCGTGCTGTTGGCCAGCGTCTGGGCTGCCCTCTTGTCCGTCGAATCGGTGGTGACATCCTCGCGAATCCACTGCGGCACTCCACCGCACGCCAAAGACTGCGCCGAGAACGGATCGGCGGGCGCCGCCTTCGCGGTCGCCAGCACCTTCTCGTTGTTGATGACGCGCACATAGTTCTTCATGCTCGACTCGTCGACGGTCACCTTCGGGGTCGATGTGATCGACTGGCCATCGAAGACCCACCTCACGGCCGACGAGTGCGCGGCCATCCGTGCGACTCCGCGCCCGTCATAGCCCAGCCACGGGAAATTGCTGGAGTCCCCGAGCTGACGGGCCAGCGAGCGCAGCACAGGCCACGCCTTGTCTGTCCCAGCGATCGTCAGATCGGCCGTCAGACGATCCGGGAATGACGTGATCTGGCGCTGGGTCTCACCCATCGCAGCCAGATACTGCGCGATGACGTCGGACTTGCGGGTGCCCTTCTTGAACGTCTTCGAGATCGACGTCCCACCATCCCGCATCAGGCGGAACTCCTTGCCAGTCCCGGTGATCGACACCCCCTGATCGGTGGCGTCGGCCTTCGTGATCGGCCCGGTGAATACCGGCACATCCACCCAGCGACCGAGCTGCGGAATACGCACCCTGTAGAGCACCTGGACCTGCTTGTTGACGAAGATGACCGGCTGAGTCGGGCTGGCAGAGGTGAGCCCCAGGCGGTTCTGTGGGTCCAGCACCTCCACGCTGCACGACCGCTCCACCTCGGCGCCGGCGTCGACATCCACCTGCCCGGAGACCACCCCGTCAGCCTCACCCAGCACCTCATGGTCCATCGACAGGATGCGCACCGTGGTGCTCACGGCGTGATCGTGCTTGAGCCCCTCATCGAATGCGCGCTGGTCGGCGGCGGACAATCCGAGCCCGATCACGATGCACTCCCGACGTCGAACCAGTCGATCTGGTGCCAGTCGAAGCTCACATGCACCACGTGGCCGGGGTCGCCGTCGAACCGCGGGCCGGTGGCCTGGACGGTGCGCCACGTCTGGACGTTGTTGATGTTCACCGGCAGAGCCATGTCGGAGACCAGCAGAATGAAGCGGTGCCCGACATCCTCGCGCCAGCGCCTGAGCATGTCCCGCTGCTGCTCGGCGGTCGCGCCGGTGGCAGGATTCCCGACCAGCGACCCCTTGCAGGTTGCCTCGTAGCCGCGCTGTGCGGCGATGATGTCGACCCGAGCCTTGGAGCCGATGGGGGTGAAGGTGGTGCGGTCCTCGGGGAGCGACAGTTCGAGATCTTTGTTCCCTCCGACGATGCACACCTTGTCTCCGGTGTCGGGGTCGCACAGCCACGTGCCGGGGTGGGCGATGGTGGCAGTGACGGCCTGTGACTTGGCGGCGACGCCGTTGACGATCGCGAAGATGGTCCACGTGTGAGGGCCGTTCGGGGCGGTCTGATCAGTGACCTCGTACTGATCGCCCTCCACGAGGAAGTCCAGGCCGGAGTGACGAGTCAGAAGCATGTCGTCCCTGTAGATGTCCCACCTGTCGGGCACTTCGGATCGGGTGAAGCGCAGAGTGACCGACGGCATGGGCGCCAGGTCGATCAGCTGGATGTTCTTCGGGATCTCAATGGTGTCCGACGGCGAGAAGGCGAACTCTCCGCTCGCCGACGCGTAGATCGGCACGCCGGGTGTGGCCTCCCGCGCCCGGTCGTCCCACACGTCAACGATGATCCGTGCCGTGCCAGCGTTCGCCAGTCCCACGTCGGGGGTCCACGACGTCTCAGCCGAGACGACCGTCCCAGAGGACGCCACGACGCGCCACGCAGACCCGTCAAGGATCGACACGGACGCCCTCCACCGCGACTGCGGCATGTCGCCCGACGTCGCCCACTGGATGACCGGCGTCGGGTCGGAGAAGGTCGCGCCGTCCGGCTGCACCAGCGACACCGACAGGCGGGGATGCCACTGCCACGAGACGGGATCGGACCACGCCGACCACAGGCCCGCGCTGTCCTGATTCCGGACGCGCCACCACCGCAGCGTGTCCACGGCGGGCGCCGGGCACGACGTGGCGGCGAGGTCCAGCTGAGTCTCCGTCAGAGGCAGACTGCCAGAATCCCACAGCGGAGACCCGAAACCGTCCTCCGAGCTCGCCACCTGCACCTGAGCCGACTGCATGCCCGTGGCACCGGCATGATCCCAGAAGGACCAGCGCAGGACGGGCAGGGCCACACCCGTCGCCTGACCCGTCGACGGGGCCAGCTGATCCGGCGGAAGCGGAGCCTCAGTCCACTCCACCTCCAGCACCGGATCGAGCGCGGCGGACATGTTGCCCTGCACATTGATGTCGCGCGTGTTCGTCGTCGACAGGATGAAGCCGTTGAATCCGTAGCCGCTTCCCACAGTCTGCATCATGTCGGTGACGTCGAAAGTCCACGCCGCATTCTCTGCCAGTGGTGCCGACTTGGTGAGCTGCACCTTGTGGCCGGCGGCGGAAGCCCGCGTGTTCCAGTTCATCAGGCCGATGCCCACCGGATACGGGGTGGCCAGATCCACGCCAAGATTCACCGTGCCGGAGCCAGTCACCTTCCGCGTCCGCAGGGTGAGCTTGGCGGACAACACATTCGCGCCAGTGCGCGGAAAAGGATTCGCAAACCACAAGTACGCGAATTTCACGTGCGAAGACTGATTGCTGACGGACAGATATCCGGTCTTCTTGAAGTAGTTCGACGTGGGCGCCGACTGAGACACCCACGTCGCCCACGTCACCCTCAGACTCGTCGTCATGCGCCAATCCTCGCCATCATGGATTCCCTGTCCTCGATTGCATCCACAGCCGACCCGTAGCCCTCGACGCGCATCCGGCCCACCAGCTTGTCGTCGACGTCCTTGACGATCAGGGTGTCTGGCATTGTGATGGCAGCTCCCGTCATGGCGGTCGGGGTGACCGCCTTCTTCGGCTGGGCGATGGTGCGCAGGCGGAGGATCTTCTCTGTCTGGTCGCCGTTGTAGACCCGGCTGCCCTTCATGAGGTTGCCCATCTGCGGGCCTGCGACGATCTCCGGGCGGCCATCCTCCGACAAGGGGGCGAACATGTTCCGGATCACCGAGAGCGTCCCGTCCTTGTAGCCGTGGCCGTGGCCGATGACGCTGCGCCAGTTGCCATACCGGGACGACGCATAGCGCATCGCAGCCACAGCATTCGCCAGGGGGTTTCGGCGATCATTCGGGAGGGTCTTGTCGCGGTATGCGGCGAAGGTCCCCGGGATGACCTGGAGGAGGCCCAGAGCCTCATTCCCGCCCGAGTTGATGTCCTTTACACCCTGGAGTGCATTCGGGTTGCCCGACGACTCAGACATGACCTGTCGCAGCCACGCGTCCTCGTCGGCCTTTCCGGAGCCGATACCGGTACGGGCGAGCGCCTGCCGAATGAGCGGACGCCAGGACTCCATGTTCCCGGACGTGCCGGTCGCTGCCGATCTGCCGAACAGATTCTTGATCTTGTCGACAGCCATCGACAGGAGCTTGCCGGGGACCTTGGCGACCATCTGGGTGAACGGGTTGTTGCCGACCTTCTTGAGCACCGATCCGGCGCCCGAGACGAGCCCCTTCATCCGGTCCTTGATCCAGTCCATGGGCGTGGAGAACTTGCCGAACATACTGGCGACGGCCGAGCCGATCTGGCCCAGCCACGACCCACCCGATCCGGACGGCTTCGCGTACGGGTCGGGATTGCCGACACCGCGCAGGCCGGCCCCACCCTTGAGGTAGTCGCCCCACTGATAGGTGGCCGACCCGCGACCGGTGCCGGCGCCGGGCCCGGGTACCGCGTGCACATGCCAGGAGAACCCCTGCTTCGGCCCGCGCACCCACGCCGCCCAATTCTGGCGGCGGAGCGCGTCACGGATCGACCACAGGCGGGTACCGCCAGCCGGACCCGACACGTCCACCGCATCCCCGGCATGCGAGGTGCCAGACAGCCCGTTGGCCGCATTCCATCCCTGCTGTGCCAGCTGGAACATCCAGCCGAGCGAGCGCGCCGCGGCGGTCACCCGGTTGGATGCCAGCGCGGTCAGCCTGCCTCGGCCTCCGGTGTAGCCGCCTCCCTTGAATCCGGGCACCCGGGCGCCGTCGTTGACTGCGGTGCGGATGGCCTCCATCGCCCCCGGGCCGCCGGCCCTGCGGGTGGTCTCGGCGTCCATGACGAATTCCTGGCCGTGCACCACTCCGGCGATGTCATTGACGCCCATGCTGCCGGTCGGGCCGCCCTCGCGGAACCCCCTCGGGATCGGGACGTTCGGCATGGTCTTGGCGCCGAGCTTGTTGGCGACCCAGTTGAAGCCCTTGATGAGGCCGCCGTTGATGACCGTCTTCAGGACGAATGAGATCGGCTTCTTGGTGATGTTCTGGAGGCCGCCCCACACGCGCTCGATCCACCTGAGCGCTCCGGAGAAGGCCCCTTCGATGCCCCCGAGGACGCGGTTGATGCCGGACTTCACTGAGCTCATGGCCGACGAGGCGATGGACTTTACCTTCTCGAATCCGGCGTTCCAGACAGCCTTGATGACGTTCATCACGCGCGTGATGACCATCTGCACCTGGAGTATCTTCACTGAGACGTTGTGGTGGATCGCTCCGAAGATCGCCGAGACCTTGGAGGAGATCCAGCCCCACGCTGCCGACCAGACCGCCTTGATGGCGTTGATGGGCGGCATGATGACGTTTCGGACCACCCACATTCCGGCCGAGATGATGGTCCTCAGGCTCGTCATGAATCCGGAGGCGACGAACTTGAGGGCGGTCCACAGCCCGTTCCAGACGATCTTGACGCCGTTGATGAAGTTGGTGAAGACCAGCTTGATGAGCCGGAAGTACACCGAGAAGATGGACTGGAGTGCCTTGAAACCCCAGCTGTTCGTCAGTGCGGTCCACAGGGTCGACCAGACGCCCTTGACGGCGTTGACACCACCGGTGAAGACGGCCTTGATGCCGTTCCAGATTCCGGTGAAGAATCCGCCGATGGCCGAGAATCCGGCCTTGATGCCGCCCCATGCCGACTTGAAAAAGTTGACAAACGGGCCGGAGAACCAGCGGCCGACCGCCAGCGCGGCGTTCTTGACGCCGTTGAGGGCGCCGTTAACGATGTTCCGGAAGCGCTCGGAGTGCGTGTAGGCGTAGATGAATCCGGCGACGAGTAGCCCGATTGCGGTGACGACAAGGCCGATCGGATTGAGCCGGAAGGCGATCCCCAACGCATGGAAGGCGCGGTTGAAGGACGTAATGACCGTTGAGCCCTTCTTGAAGGCCGTGACGGCCCCTCCGATGGACTTGACGATACCGCCGATTCCGGACGCGATCGACGTCGCCACCGACAACGCCTTGAGCGCGACGACAGCCCCGAGGATGGAGGCTGCGACAGTGCGCCACAGGACCGGATGAGCCTTGAGGCTGTTGCCCAGCGCGTTGAACAGCGGGGTGAGGATCTTCATGACGACGGACAGCGCGCCCAGCGCGGCCCCGCCTGCCAGCTTGGCAGCCTCGGCGGCCATGGGGCCGAAGGCGGAGACGACGCCCTGCACGGCGGTCTTGACTGACGACCCGAAGTCGATGAAGGTCTGCCTGAGGGACAGCAGCGTCCCGACGATCGGGGAGTCCTCCTCGATGCCCAACGACTTCCCGAGGCTGGCGGTGTAGTCGCCCTTCGCCATCAGGTTGAACAGGCCCTTGATGGTGGTGAAGGCGGACCCGATACCGGAGGAGACCTTGGCGCCTGCACGCTCGGCGGCCGGAGCCATGGCGTCGATCTGGGCGGTAATGCCCTTGAAGGTGCCGGGCATCTGCTTGAAGGCGCCGCCCATGACGTCGGCGGTCAGGCGCCCGAGGGCCGCCTTGGCGTTCGCCATGGCCCCGGAGAAGGTGTCACCGGACGACTTGGCCGAGCCACCTAGCCCGACCTCCATGGCCTTCTGGAAGTCCGCGAAGCTGATCTTGCCCTTGGACGACATGTCCGAGACCTCGGCGGTCGTCTTGTGCATCGTCTGCGACAGGAATTGCAGCACCGGCACACCGGAGCTGGTCAGCTGGAGCAGATCGTCGCCCTGGAGCTTGCCCTTGGCCGCTACCGATCCGAAAATGGCGCCGATATCGGTGATGGACCGTCCGGCGATGGTGGCGGTATCTGCGACCAGGGAGAGGGTCTTCTCAAGATCCTGGCCCGGCTTGATGCCCGAGGCGGTCATGGACGCCGCAACGGTGGCCGCGTCGCCCATGCCGTAGGCCGTCCCCTTCACGGAGGCGAGGGCGTTGTTGAGAATGGTCTTGGTGGTGTTGGCGCTGTTGCCCAGGCCGGTGAGCTTGGCGGTGGCCTGGTCAATGGACTCCAGCCGTCCGAAGCCCGATTCGAGCCCGGACTTGATGGCACCGATGCCCGACGTGAGCGCCGAGCTCGCAGCGTTGCCAAGGAAGGAGGCCTTGAACATCGACCCGAAGGATGCGAGGCCGCTCTTGGCGCTGGACTGGAAGCCCGACCCGAATCGTGCCCCCGACTCGTCACCTGCGGTCTTGGCCTGCGACGGGAAGGCCTGGAAGGGGTTGGAGCGCCTTGACAGGGAGCTGATGGAGGCCTTGAGGCGCGACATGGCGCCCGACCCCTTGGCGGCCGCCTGGTCGGCTGCCGTCCCGGTCTTCTTCTGCGCCTCGGCCTCTGAGACGGCGGCCTTGGCGACCTCCTCGGAGGCCTTGGTGGCCTTCTTCTTGGCCTCGGCGGCCTGCTCGTCGGCGCGGGTGGACTGCTGGCGGGCGGAGATGAGGCGGTCCTCGGCGGCCTTGACCTGCGAGGATCCCGCGGCGTACTTCTGCCTAGTCTCACTCAGGCGGGTCTCAGCGACGTCGACCTTGCGGGCGGCTGAGTCCTGGCGCTGAGAGGCCTCCTCTGCGGCCTTGGCGGCCTTGTCGTAGGCGGCTTTGGCCGTGTCGGTGGCCTTCGAGGTGCGCTGGGCGGCCTGTTCGGCGCCCTTGCCCATGCCGTCGGAGACGGACTTGCCGGTGGCGGCGGCGGTCTTGTCGGCGTCCTTGGCCCAGCCGTTGAGGGTGGCCTTGGCGGAGGCGACGGACTTCTCGAAGTCGCTGGTGTCCAGCGCGATCTTGCCGGACAGGGTGCCGAGATCGAGAGCCATCGGTCATTCCTCCATGAGCAGTGATTGGAGCCGTGTGGCTGGGATGGGGCGGACCTCGAAACCCTCATCGGTGGGCGCCAGATAGCGGCCCACAGGGGCGGAGACGAGGGAGCTGATGCGGGCCAGCAGGGCGAACCAGGACATGTCCCAGCCGCCCGCCCACATGTCGATGCCGAAGCGCTCGGCCAGGTCGGCCTCAACGTCGTCCCAGTGCTCCCAGACGACGTCCCACAGGTCGGGCCCGGCGGGCTCGGGTTCGCGCCAGATGCGCGGCAGGCCCGCCGGGTTCTCGGCGGTTACCTCGACGAACTGGTCTTCTTGGCCGCCGGCTTGCGCGCCGGGGCCTTCCTGGCGGGCGCCTTGTGATCCTGCGGCCTCGGCCGCCCGGTAGGGTTTGCCAGCAGCTCCTCGGCGGGCTTGCGATCCTGGGTGAGGGTCCAGCCGACCACCGCAGACCGTGCCACGTCGTACTCGTTCATGGTGAGGTCGTTGAGCATGGCGACGTTCATCTCGACGCCGAACAGGTCGTTGCCCATCTCGAACTCGCCGTAGTTGTCCGGATCCTCGATGCCGAGCTCCTTGAGGCGCCCCATGGCCTCGGCGACCTGCTCGTCAGAGGGGTCGTCGCCGTCGATCATGGCGCCCATGGTGCGCACGCGCAGTGCATTGATGGCCTTGAGCGGTGGGATGTCGTAGCCCTTGCCGAACGGGATGTGCAGGGGGCGGTTCAGGGTGGCTGAGTCTGGGGTCTTCTTGGGGGCGGTCATGGTGTGATCCTTCGGCTGGGAGGGGTGGCTGGGAGGTGGCTGGGCATGGAGAAGCCCCCGTGATCCCCAGCCGGATCACGGGGGCAGCTTGTGGGGGTCGGTCAGGGGGTGGTGGTGGCGTTGGGGGCCGGGTGGGCGATGGACAGCCGCTTGCCGCGTCCGGTCAGGTCCACGGTCGCGGTGCGCAGCGCCTTGTTGTCGCCGCCGTCATCGGCCCACTTGACCGCCGCATGGCCCTCGTAGGCCTCGATGCGGGGCATGGAGTCGGGTCCGGAGGCAGTGCCGTCTCCGCCCATCTCGTACCAGCGGACGTGCACGACGCCAGCATTGTTGGCCAGCAGGAAATCCTGCCCGGGGTCGTAGGCGACCGCCGAGGCTTGGCGGGCCCGCTTGAGCTTCACCTGGATGGACCACGACTTGGAGACGGCCATCTCCGAGGTCCAGCCGTCAGAGGAGAAGTCCGTGTCGTCGGTGGTGTCGACGTCGGTGGTGGCCTTGAAGTCAGTGATGCCGTTGACGGGGGTCCACGTCGGGGTGTCGGAAGTCCCGGACGTGTCGACGTCGAAGTACCAGTCCTTGTTGAGAGCGGTATTGCCGAGCTCAACCCTCACGGTGGCGGTGTCAGCCATTGTTCTTGTTCCCCTTCAGCTTGTCGCCCTTGGAGGGCTGAGATTCTGCGGGCTTGTCGGTTTCGATGACCCGCCAGCCCTTGGCCTTCATGGCGTCGACGATGGCGGGCTGAATGTTCATCACATCGTCGCCCTTCTTCATGTTCGGCATCAGATGCCTCCTAGTGGTAGTGAGGTGTGGCGCGGGGGAGCGTCACGTAGTAGTTGGTGGACCATTCCCACCGCTTCGAGTCGTCCTGTCCGAGACTGGCCGAGGACTGCGCCAGGCAGCGCGTGACAGGCACGGCGCCGATGGAGCCCCGCCGATTGTGCAGCACCTCGAAGACGTCGCGGTCGATGGCGCGCACCGCATCGGGCCTCGCCCCGGCTGCACGGGTGCGGACCTGGAGTCCGACCACGTCGTCCTCATCGCCTGCCCCGGAGCTGATCGGGTAGACGGTGAGGACGATCACAGAGTCAGGGCTGGCAGGCATGGCCGAATCGATGATGACCGGCCTGTCAGGATCGGGCGGGTAGGCGCCGTCCGGGTTCCACAGGCCGATCCCTGCCGCCGACAGCAGACCTGCCGCCTCGACGATCAGGAGACTGTTCGGGTCTGTCATCGCCACGCCCTCCCGATGGTCTGCGCGAGGATCTGACGGCAGCCCTGCTGCACGGCCGGATCGTTCATCGGGGCCTCCAGGAACTTCGCCCGGCGGCCAGGATCGTGCCGCCAGTTGATCTCCTCGTGCTGGCGGACGGCATAAGGGGTGTCGTAGGACACGGCTGCCGTGGTGCCCATGGCGTCGATGGAGACGGTGCCAGAGCGTTGCAGCGTGCCCTCCTCGATGGGCACCAGATCGGTGGCCTCGGCGAGGATGTGCTCGGCTGCCAGCTGGAGGCCGCCGGAGACCTGCCCGAGGGTGTCAGCTGCCAGTCTGTCGAGGGAGACGAGGATCTGCACCGGGCTGAAACTCATTTGAGGTTCACCTCCGCGTGCTGCCAGCCTCCGAGTCCGCCGTCGTCATGGGTTGCCACCGTGAGCACGTAGGAGACACGACCCGACGGAAGGGTGACCTTGGAATCGGGCGGGCATTCGATCCCCGGCGGCGCGTAGATGGTGGTCTGTGAGACGACCTCTGTGCCGTCCAGGGCCCGGACGAGCTGGCGGGTGTCCTCGACAAGGCACCTGACCTCGCGGGGCGGCCCGTACTGGTCGCCGTAGGGGCCCGTTCCGGTCAGCGGCTCAACCGTGACCGTGTGGGGCATCATCCACTCGGGTAGGTCCATGTCATCCCACCAGCCACGGCACTACCGGCAGAAGACCGGCCTCGGTGAGGATCGCCAGAGCATCCACAGACACCCCGTCGGCGGCCAGCCGCGTCTCCTGCGACTCAGGCGACGACGAGGCCGCCAGAGTGTAGGAGGCGCTGCCGATCTTCGCGGAGGTGATCCGGTCAGCCGACGGTCCCGCCGCCGACTTCTTGGATGCCGCCACGTTGGCGTGGACCTGGGCGACCGTGGCATCCCGCAGCGCCCCGGCGACGTCTTCCTTCGTGATGTCGAAGGAGGCGCCGTGGAGGACCGTGGTGATCTGACGGGAGGCCAGCTCCACGCCATAGTCGTCCACGATGTCATCCGGATGGGTGGCGGTGCAGTCGGCCACGGTGGCCCAAGTGGAAGCCATGTCAGCCCTTCTTCTCGGTCTTCTTCTCCGGGGTCTCGTCCGGCTTGTCGTCGGACGGCTCGGGGTCCGGGGTCTCGTCCGGCTTGCCCCGGTGGCGGCGCAGCATCATGCCCATGTCGATCACACCCCGGCGGTGATGGTGATGTCGACCACGCCCTCGTCGTTGATGCGCTTGACGGCGTAGTGCAGGTTGGTGGAGATCACCGTGGTGCGGGCGAGGATGTCGCGGTCCTGCTCGACGACCGGGCGCCGCTTGTAGAACAGGCCGAGGCTCTGGTTCTTGAGCAGCAGCGCCTTGCCATCGGCGAGCCGGTTGGTGAGGAAGACCTGGAGGCCGCCCTTGGTGCCCAGCAGCCCGCCGTTGACCAGCGTGTTGCCGCCGGAGGTCTGCGCGGCCGAGATGAAGTCCTTGTCGGTCAGCATCGCGGCGGCCTGGGCGCTGTTGATGAACAGCCCGGCGAAGTCGGCGGGGTCGTAGTCGTCGCCGAACAGCATCATGGCGGCCACGATGTTGGCCCAGGTCAGGCCGCCGGTGGCGGTCAGGGTGTACGGCTTGGAGTCCACGGCCGTGGTGCCGTCGGCGTAGGTGACGCCTCCGGTGACCACCTGGGTCGCGGCGGCGATCAGATCCGAGTCGACCTTGCGGGCGGCCAGGATGCCGAACTGGCGGGTAGCCTCGGCCTGGACCGAACCGATGCCGGTCAGGGTCGCCTTGTCGGTGAACTCGACGGCCTTCCCGGCCTCCTTGATGGTGGCCTTGGAGTTCGACTGGGTCAGGGTCTCAGGGACCAGCGAATCAGTCTCGGCGACGTCGGCCATCTCGGACAGCAGACCCCACTTGGGGAAGTTGATGGTGTCGCCGGGCTGCCCGGCGAGCTCGTCGGAGGACAGGACGGCCGGGCTGGTGCCGACGATCGCCTTGCCCTTGAACTCGCGCATTGCGATCTGCGCCCACACCTCGGGGGCGAAGAGCGCGGAAGAAGTGATGGTTGCCATGGGTGTTCCCTCCTGGCGGTCAGAGATCGGCGAGGCGCTTGAACGTCGCCGGATCGTTTCGATACAGGGTGTTGAGTTCCTCGCCGCTCATGGCGTCGAATCGCTCCTTGGTGATGGCCTGAGGACCGGACCCGCCGATCTCTGAGCCGGACTTGCCGACCGCCTGGGTGGCAAGGAAGGGGTTGGAGGTCTTCTGCTCGGTGATGAGCTGATCGACCTGCGTCTGGTAGTCGTCGGCGCCCGGATCGAGCTTGCCGACGGCGGAGGTGAACGGGGACCAGTTGAGCAGCTTGTCGGCATCGGCCCCGAGGGTGGCAGCACGGCGCAGGACGACGTTCTCGGCGGCGAGCTGAGCGAGGCTGGCGTCCTTCTTGGCGGACTCGGCCTGGACATCCTCCAGCGACACCTTCTTGGAGCCGTCGGCCTTGACGCCGAGGGCCTCCAGCACCTTGGACAGGGTGGCATTGCGAGCCTCGTCGGCGGCGGCCTGCTTCGCGTTGACGCGCTGCTTGCCGGCCTCCTTGCGCGCCGACTCGACCTCGCGGGTCAGCCGGGCGATGGTCTGCTCCGGGGTCTCCTGCTGGTCGTCCTGCGTGGACTGCTGGGCATCCTGAGTCTGATCCTGCTGGGCCTCCTCGGATGCCTGCTCGCCGGACTCGCTGGCGCCGTTCTCGTCTGCCATGGTTCCTCCTGGGTTCCGTGTGATCGCCCGTCCTGCGGGCATGTGAAACAGCCCCCGGACCTGATGGTGGGGGCTGAGAATGTGGGGCGAGCTAGTGAGCCTTGCCGATCTGCTCGCGCGCGCTCAATCGCTTTGTGCCCGTCTCGCGGACGTTCTTTCGGGCCTCGGCCTGCCAGGCCTTGATCTTCACGTCCGCACGGGCCGCAGCGGCGTCGTCCATGGCCACCGCCCGGCGTCGCTTCCACTCGCGGATGTGCCGCTCGATGGCCCTCTGGCGCTGCTTGGCCGCGTAGCCCTCGGGGTCATTGTCGGCCGGCTTGACCTTCGTGACGCCCGGGAAGAAGGAGGAGATCGTGTGGGTGCAGTTCGGGTGCATCAGCCCGGCCGCCCGCGCATCGTCCAGCGTGCCGGCAACCTCGACGTCCTCGCCCACGTGAGGGGCACCGGACAGGGACAAGACTTTCCGCTCCCACGGGGCGCAAGCGGGGCACTCGCGCGGTGAGTCGGAGACGATGACGAGGTCCTGACCCAACCTGGCCAGCCGGTCCACATGCCCGTCGACGGCAGCATGGCCGGTCGCGGTCCTTGTGGCCATCTCGGCGTAGGAGTCCATGCCCCAGCGCCTCCCGGCCTTGTCGGTGAATCCTGAGATCCCCTTGGTGGCGAACTCGTCGAGGGCGGTCTGCGTGGCCTCACGTCGGGTCTGCGTGCCCAGCAGCACCTGAGGCGCCGTGCGGGCCACCACAGACCGGTAGATGTCCTCCGTGGACCGCAGAATGGCCGTGTGAGATGAGACGACGGTGGCGGCGGTCTCGGCGGCCAGCTGCTGCACAGCGGGAAGGCCTGCCGGATTCGCACCCTCGGCCACCGCTGCCACCAGATCCCGTGAGGCGTGAGCGTCGGACGTCGCAGTGGCGGCGCCCCTGTTCCATGCCTTGAGGACCGCTTGCACGATCTCCTCGACGGCGCGCGGGGTGAGACGCTCCAGATCGCCGCGAGCCCGTGCCATCACCAGTTGCAGCTCAGCCAGCTTGCGCTCGGTCCAGTCGGGCGCGTCAAGACCCTGAGCCAGCGCCCGCGCGATGCGGGCGAGGAGGATCTGCTCGGCGTCGCCGTACAGGGCCCGCAGCGTCTCGGCGAGCCCTTCGGCCATGGCGGGGGAGACAGACATCAGCCCTCCTCGCCGTCGACCTTCGCGCCGTCGAGGCTAGCGGCCTGCTGGGCCACCTGTGCGGCGGCCTGCCTGCCAACCTCCAACGGATCGGGCACGGCATTCGCGGAGTCGATCGTCTCGGCCTCCTCGTCGACCTGATCGTCATCCCAGTTCGGGTGCACGATCCGGACGCGCTCACGTGTCGATGCGGCCTGAGCTGACAGCATCGTTTGGGCCACCTGTGCCAGCTCAAGCTGAGTCGGTGCGACGGCCTGCGGGAACTCGACCACCGTCTCAGCCTCACCGAGTCCGGAGAGACGAGCAACGTAGTCGAGCATGTCCTCCAGCGGATTGGTCCAGTACCTGATCTTCTTCCCGCGGGTGGTGATGGACCGCTCGCGCTTGGCCCTCACCTCGGTCGCCGTCTGCGCACTGCCGGAGTCGTCGAGGCCGAATGAGGCGACCGAGTAGCCGGCGGACTGGATGGCCTGCCTGACAGCGGCGTCGATCACGCGCAGATGCTCCTCGGAGCGGATCTGGAACTGGGTGGATTCGATGGAACTGCCGGTGCTGTTCGGCGGCATGTTCATGCCGACGTACAGCTCGCGCTCGAAGTCGAACGTAGAGCCGCTGCCCGGTCCATCGATCTGCTGGAGATAGGCCTGCGGGACGATGATCCTGGCCTTGCCCATCTTGACGTCGCGCATCAGCGACGACCAGGCCTCGTCAACAGCGTCGAACAGGGCAGCCGTACCGCCGGAGTAGTCGGAGGCCCCGAGCGGTCCACCGTCGGGGTTCGGGCGCATGTTGGGCACGTAGAAGGCGCTCATGCCGGGCGTGGGCACCGAGCTGTTGGCATCGACGGCGAGGTCTGCGGTGGCGGGCTGGAGAGTCAGTTCACGGTGGATCCCCAGCCTCGTGTCGGTGCCCTCGTACAGGGCGTGCTCGATACCTGCGGCCGTGTGCTCCTGGATGTGACGCCACACGGTGCCGCCGGAGCGGGCCACCTCGTCCCAGAACTGCACGGAGACCAGGCGTCCCCAGCGGAATGTCGGGATGGCGTGCGAGGCGTCGACGAGATCCACGATCGGATCATCGGACACCTCGGGGTCGGTGACCACGCGCAGCCACGACGAGCCGGTGGCGGCCCCGCGCTCGGCAGACTCGGACAGCAGGGCGGGCAGGTTGTTCTCGTCCATGATGTCGACGAGCCGCGCCTTGCCCGACTCGGACAGGCTGGTGTCGATGCCCAGCTCCTGCGAGAACAGCAGATCGGCGCTGGCGGTGGCGATGTCACCGGCCAGCGGGATATGGAGCTTGCCTCGGCTGCTCGACGTGTCATCGACCGGCTCGCCCCACCACATGCGGTGAGCCCAGCCGACGACACCACCAGACCAGGCGGTGCCGTCAGAGCGGCGGTAGGCGTGCGGATGCTGCGGCGTGCTGTATGCGCTGCCCATCGAGTCGTCGCCGAAGGCGTATGCGGTGGCCAGCTTGCCCGGGTCGCCCGAGTACCAGGCGTCCCACTCGGCGATGCGGCGAAGGGTCTGGTCCTGGCTGCGAGGCGGCCACGGCGCGTCTGAGCTGTAGTCGATCACGCGACCCCCTCGGTCGGAATGGATGGGAAATAGGGCAGCCATGCGAAGCGACTGGAGAAGACCGCGTAGCGCATCGCGTCACACGAGTCGTCGTTGAGCTTCACCGGAGCGTCGATGCCACGCTCGACGGCCTTCGAGTCCCACACGTAGCCCGGTATCTCATTGATGAGTTCACGGCATGCGCTGGAGATCTTGAGGCGACCCGTGGCAAGCATCGAGGCCACGGTGCGGATCCCGTCGAGCACTGAGTTGCTCGCATCGGCGACGTTGGAGAGGCCGTCCTGGAAGAGCTGGAGCTTGAAGGACGCGGCGGCCGGGTCGCAGTAGATCCACTCGGGGTGAGGCTGTGAGGCCATCCATGCCCGCAGGTCGGCCGAGTATCCGGCGTCGGTCTTGATCGTCGGCGCCCACTCTGCGACGACGTACAGGCACGGCTCGGGCTGTCTGGCGACCCCCAGCAGATAGCCGCGGGTCGGGTGGTTGGTGCCGTAGTCGATACCGAACGCCGGGAAACGCACCAGCTCGGGAAGGCTGCTGGCGTCGACCACATGCTCGGACTCGTCCCACATGTCGTAGATGGCGCCGTCCGCCTGGACCCATCGGCCGAGGATGAACCGCTGATACCACAGGCCGACATACTCGCGCTTGATGGACTCCACGTAGCCCTTGGTGAGGCTGGGGTTGTCGTCGAGGGTGAAGTGCTCGACGCGCCAGTCGGGCATCTCGCGGTCAATGAGGACCTTCAGCCAGTGCTTCGGGCCCTCCGGATTCGTGGTGCCGAACAGTCGCGACATCGGGGTGGACATGCGGGCCAGCATCTGGAGGAAGAAGCCCTCCGGAACGGTGGTCACCTCGTCGCCGTAGGCACCCAGCACGGTGAGGCCTCGCAGCACCTTCTCGGCCTGGACATCGTGGGCGCCCATCACGTAGACGCGGCGGCCGAGGATGCTGACCGTCGGTGCGCCGTAGTTGCCGGACACCATGGCGGCCATGTCGCCGAACAGGCTCGCGTCCTGCAACGGTCCGATGCAGTTGCGCCACACCGAGTCACGGGTGCGCCCGAACATCACCAGATCCCCGGACTGATCGCGGACTGCGGCGATGAACAGCAGCCAGCGGACCAGTGACCCGATCGTCTTGCCAGACCGAACACTGCCGTGCCACAGGTTGACACGGGCGCTCGCTTCGCGGATGGACCGCTCCTGCTTGGCTGACAGGTCGAAGGCATCACCCATCGGTGGCCCCGGTCGGCTCGGCCTGATCGTCGATCCCGAGGCGCCCGGCCAGGTTGGTCAGCAGCGAGGCCGCAGACTCGGCGGCCGGGTTGTCGATGCGCTCCAGATCCGAGGCGGCCTTACGCTGGGCGGCCAGGCTGTTGGAGATCTGGAGGAGGTCGCGCGCCGGGATCAGGGAGACGGGCACCTCGGACTCGACCCCACCCTCGCCCTTGAGGAGCGAGAGCGGCGACCTGTCCTCCAGCCGGTCGAGGGTCTGGTCGACGGCGTCGTAGATGCGCTCCAGCTGGCTGGCCCTGCGTGCTGCGAGGTCGATCTTGTGCGCCCTGACGGCCTTCTCGGTAGCTGACCGATTGAAGGACAGGCCGGCGTCGTTGACGACCGCTGTGACATCTGCCGGGCGGATGTTGAGTCGGCGTGCTATCTCGTTGCGCCCGACTCCCTGCTCTGCCAGCTCGACGATCTGGCGCCGCTTAGCAGGGGTGAGCTTGCGGGGATGGCCGCTCTTACTCGCGGCCATGGCTCCTCCCGCGATGTAGATGATTCTGGACTGCGACCCCCGTGTCGGGAATCGTTGACGTGTGCCTCCCGGCAGGGACGCCGTCGCCCCTGTGTGGTGTCCGCTCCCTGCGAGGATCGGCGCTGCCCTGCCGGGTGGATTGATCCCCGCATGTGGTCACCAGGTGGGGAGCTGGTCGCGGATGCCCTGTCCGCGCAGTGGGGGAGCCCGAAAGGAGTTGCTCCGCGACTGGCCACGATGTCCCCGCCCTCGGTGCTCGGTTGACGACGTCGCACGCGCTCATGGGCGGGGAAGAATGTGCCCCCGTCAGCTTCGACACTGACGGGGGCTGCGCAGTGGTGGCGGTGCCTTGCCGTCACATGCGCTCACTGAACAACTGCGGCGGCGACCCTGGACGTTGTCGCTCGCCTGAACTGCAACGATCCCAGGAGACACTTCTCCCGGGATCTGTCGCCACTCTAGCAGACAATCAGGACTTTCGGTGCCATGTGGCGTATGGGTGGACTTCTGACTCGCGCCACAGGACGAGCTTCTTCCTGCCATGGCCTGACCCGATGATGAGATCCGGGTGGATGCCATCGCACCGAGCGCGTTCCATGACCATCTCAGCGTCCTCCCAGATCGGGAGCGTGATGAGTCCGTTGTCGACATGGATGGGAGGTTCGCCATCCCTGTGGAAACCTTTGCGCAGCTGGTCGTATAGCTTCATCGGATCGGATCCGCTAAGCGGGTTCTTGTATCTCATGCCGCGTCCCTTGTCATGCCATCGATGGTATCGGGCCACAAGACGGCGATGACGTCGCGCGGCCGGTACAGGTCAGGACGACCCTTCCCGCCCTTCTCGGCAGGCTTGATCTTGTGCCGCTCTGCCCACTTCGACAGCATCTTGCGATTGACCGGGAACCGCTCGGCGGCCAGATCTGAGGCGGTCATCGGACCGGCCGACATCCATTTAGCCATGAGCCTCTCGGGCCCGTCGTACTCATGCTTGAAGGGCTTCCACCTGGTGGCCTCGCAGACCATCATGTCGCCATCTGCCATGAGATGCGACTGGCAGCCGTCATGAGGGCACGGAATCCGCTTCGGTGTCGACAGCCCCACAGCCTTGCACAGTTCCCGGTAGGTGTCGTCCAGCGTCATCTTGGTCATGTCGAGCTCCACCTCGTCCAGCTGTGCCCTCGACGTCTGCCAGATGCCGGCGAGCCATTCGGTCTCGGTCTCCCATGTGGGTGTGCCGAGCGGCTGCGGATGCGCCTGCCGGGTCTCAAGGTCGACCCCTTCCCAGATTGGCCGTGAGCACCACAGAATCAGGGTCCTCAGCTCCCCGTGCGCCTCGGTGGTGTCGTCGGCCACGTCGATGAGATCGAGCCGTGCAGCGGGCCGCGAGCCGGGGGCCGCGTGGGTCTGTGATCGTCGGTCGCCGGATGGGTTGCGGGTCTGGCCGAGGAGGCGTGCCTGCGCTGCGAGGAGCGGCATCTGGCGGAGCCGGTCGACGGGGGCGTAGGGGTCGATCCACTCGTCAGGGCCCCAGCTGGTGTGGTCAGTCATCGGCGTCCTCCTCGTGCGCGCGCTGGTCCTCTGCGGACTGAGACGTGATCAGCTCTGGCTCACCGGACTCCCCGATGAGAGCTCCGTCACGGTCGAAGATCCTGACTCTTGTCGGCGTCGAGGGCTTCCATCCCGGAATCGGTTCGTACTGTCTCGCGTTGGCCAGGCAAGCCACCGTCGCGTTGTCGCGCAGGTTGCCCGGTTCGCACCACCAGAGTGCCCGGGAGAGCTTCGACGTGCCGACACCGGGCAGCGTCCAGACGTGGCCTGCTGGCATGGACGGCGGGTCGGGTGACCACAGGGTGATCAGCTGCCGCTGCTCGTGCTTCGCCTCCATGGCTTTCTGGATGATCGGCACCAGCGGCTTGAGCTGGGCGATCACGTGGGTCATGAATCTGCGGATGACGACCCTGGGCTCGGGCTGGATGCGGTGACTGCTCATGATCGGTTCTCCTTCGGGAAAGCGCTTGCAGAGGCGCTGGGATCGGTGGGGGTGTCCTGGTGTGTGGTTCGTGGCCCGTGAACAGTCCTTGGCCCGGTTCTGTCCGGATGGCTGGCATCAGGGGGGTCAGGCCAGAGCGGATCAGTGTCGGGCGGGTCAGTGCCGTCGACCCACCAGGCAGGCTGGGGCGGCCAACTGTCGCCGGTCATGCCGACCTCCTGAGCATCGAGCCGTCGCGGTCGGTGCCGATCCACGGGAGGATCGAGCCCTGTTCTAGGTGTGCAGGCCATGGGCGGGTGTCGCGGTCGCCGCGCCAGTGCTTGACGTCGACGATGCGATTCCGCTCCGGGTCGAATCCCTCACCCTTCGCGAGCCCCAGCCCGAACTCCGGCCAGCGCAGCCACAGGCTCGACCCGATGGGGCGCAGGTCACGGTTGGAGAACCCCTGTTGGCGGTGCGGGGCGTGATGCTCCATCGCCAGCGCGAACCCGAACTCCTCGCGCAGACTGTCGAGGCACGCGGTGACAGACCGCGCCAGGTCCTCCTCCTTCTGCGCAGCCCCGCCCACGAACATCTTGTAGATCGGGCCGATGACCAGCAGATCGGGGGCATTGTCGGCGATGAGCTGACGCAGCGTGAGCCGGTCTGGGGTTTTGGTGAGGTCCATGCCCTGGGGGAATCTGGCGATCCGGAGCGGGATGCGCGACTGGAGGTGCAGCGGGTTCATGATCGAGGCGAATGACCGGATCATGATGCGGTTGGGGTTCTCCAGGTCGACGTACAGCACCCTGCGCACCGGGCTGACGTCGCCGGTGAACGGATGGACGCCGGCGGCCGCGCAGACGGCGATCTGGCGGAGGCACACGCTCTTGCCGACGCCCTCCTCGCCGGTCAGGATGAGCCGGTCTCCGCGAGCGATGAGCCCGTTGACGATCCACTCCTCGGCCGGGAGCTGCTGGTGGATGAAGTCGTCGGCGTCCATGGCCTCGGGCTTCTTGTCCATTGGCGGCCTGACCGCTGTGAGGTCTGCCAGCACGTCAGCCGGTGATGCGCCCTCACCGATGAGCTGGTGGGCCCTGGCGAGCTTCCCGTCAAGGTCGCGGGCGAATGCTGCCGCGCGGATCTCGTCCGCGTAGATCTTGGCGTTTGCCGGGATACCGAGCCCTGAGCATTCGACCAGCAGCGATGTGTCGACGTTCGGATTCTCGGAGATGAGCGTCGCCGGCGTCGGCTGGATCCGCTTGGCGGTCAGCGCCCGGATGGTGTCCCAGATGATGCCGAGCTGCGGGGAGTCGAAGTCTGATCCGTCGAGGTGCTGCTCGCCTGTCACGCCGGGGTGCATGACGGCGACCCCGATGAGTTCCTGTTCTGTCGCGTTCATCCCCAGTACTCCACCTCTCTGCCCTGCGGCATCTGTTCATCTGGGGTTCTTGAGTTGAGGACCCAGTTCTGCCAGGTGCGATCCCAGTTGGTCTTGCGCGCCCTGGAATCGGGCTGCGACGTCCAGTAGTTCCGGAACTTCGTCAGCTCGTTGTCGAGCCACTGCCTCGAATGCTTCTCGACGGCCCGCCGGTTGGCGGGGCTGTCAGTGGAGGGCTCCCAGTCGTCGCGCAGACGGGTTGCTCGACGCTTTCCGGACCCACCACTTTCCTCTCCTCTCCTCTCCTCTCCTCTGGAGTCCGAACCGGACTGCGGTCTGGTATCCGATCCGGACTCCGAACCGGAATGCGTGGCGGACCAGCGGGCACGATTGGCCTTGGCGCTCGCCTCAGACCTGCGTTCCACGTCTGCCTTGAGGTCCTGGTGCTCGGAGTAGTCGTGCACGCGGCGCCCGTCTCCGTCCTCCTCCCACAGCCCGACATCGAGCAGCAGTTCATCGACGGCATCCCGGTCGCGAGTGCGGGCAATCGAGAAGGCATCCTCTGGGAACAGCTCCCCATCGGTGAGACTGGAGCGGCTGTAGAGCACGGACGCCATGTGTGCGATGACGGCCTGGTCTGCGAGTTGCTGGCCGTCGAGCCCGTAGGTCTTGCGGGCGGTGCGATACAGGCGGCTGACCTTGGGGTTCTGGAGGTAGTCGAGTGCGAACCGCGCGAAGAATCGCCGATCCTTGCTGCGGGTCATCGCGCACCGGCCCTGGTGATCCATGCGTGACCGCGCGGGCACACGTGGTAGCTCTCCGGCCATCTCCGGTCGCGCAGATACTCCACCGTCCTGGTGGATGGTGCCCCGCACGTGGGGCAGGTGGGGATAGAGTGATCCTCAGCCATGACTGATCTCCTCTTCAGATCGTTGTGGTCAGGCTCCGGCTGGTGTTGACGCACCTCCGGGGCCGTTTTCATGATATCGCAATTACACCGCGAATCCATTGAAATGCCCTCCTCTCCCGTGCTCAAAATGGCACCGCCTGGTCGGTGAGCAGAAGCTCGATCTGATGGATTGACGGCTCGGTGAGATTGTTGCCGCGCCGGAAGTGCTCTGCGGTCACCCAGTGGGGGCCGTCGTCGGGCAAATATCCTGCCTGCACGAGGCCGTCGAGCAGCGCCTTGGTGGTCGGTTGGGCGTTGCTGGCCTCGCCTTTGTCGGCGCGCACTCCTTTCGGGTAGCGCACCGTCCAGCATGCGAGGACGGGTGCCGACCATCGCGCGAGGCCCTGCCGCCGTGCCTCAAAGGCGGCCATCTGGTGGAGGTCATTCCTGACTCGCTGGAGATATCCGCGATTGGAGATCGGGCGATTCGAGGTGAGCCACAAGGTCTTGCCGATGGTGAATGTGATTCGGTCGTGGCTCATTCGTCCTCCTGTGGTGTGGGGTCGCCGTCCCTGCTGTGCAGGTTCATGGCGTCGAGCGCTCCGAGGCTGTCGAGGGTGGCCTCGCGGTCCATGAGTCCGCGCCATGCAAGACGGCCACGGAGGATGGCGGCCTCGATGTCGTCGGGGACGCTGGGCAGGTCCCGGGGCGCCGGGTACTCCTTGACGGCGGCGATGATGTGATCGGCCCAGGTGGCGATGGTCCACATCTGGGCGGCGATGATGCGCAGCTCGGCGAGCACCGGTCCGTCGGTGGTGACCGGGCGCGCCTGGCCGAGTGGCGACTCCTCCGGTGGTTGCGTGGCTGGAGCGATGTCACCGAATAGCGATTCCTGCACTGCCTCGCTCATGCCACCCACCGCTCACGTCTCATAGCCCGGCAGGCGAGGCAGATTCGACGGCCCCGCGAGTCGTGCTCGGTGTTGGTGGCCGTGAATTGGTGCCCGTTCTTGCAGGCGTCCGACAGTTTGATTTGGGTGCCGCCCTCGGCTAGTCGCTGCTCCTTGGGGGTTCGTCCTGATTCCTTCGCGCGCGCCGCCAACTTCGCGTACTTGCGCTTGTTCTGCTCTGCCTTGCACGCCTTGCACGACCTGGTGACGTTCCCGGTGCCCTTGCGCTGATATGCCGTGTTCTCCGGCGTGTACTCGTGCCCGTTTCGGCAGTGAGTGGACAGCCTCGGCCCCCGCTGGCCGGGTTTCAGCGGTGCCTTGATGCCAGGCGTCACGCGG